TGAATACTTGTGGTCGGCACTGCGTGTCTCGGCTGATATTCAAGGACAAGACGCTGGAACAGTACAAGAAGATTATAGACAAATCTGGACTGTCTCCGGACGATTTCGTCAGCGCACTGACCTACTTAGAAATTAAGAAATAGATGGTGAAACAAAATCCCAGTCTATCACAAATGAACCGCCAGATAGCATCCGTCAAGTTCGTAGGCGGAACGGATATGGATCCGGACTATGTGTACTACAACGCCGACATCGTCAATAACACGACGGACGATCAAACATCAACTGGCGACGCGATTCAAGATCCGAACATCGTGTTCAACGAGACTCGTGACTTCCCTATCCTCCAAGACATCTCCAAATACAACTTCTCCATCGTGCGATTCACGATGAACGGAGCCAACTTGGACTTGCCGCTGTTCATCCCTAACATCCGCACTGGAACTGGCCAAGTCAATGTGAATCTCACGACCTACGGACTAGCGATTCCTTACTCCCAGCAAGTCTATGTGGCTGGAAGTGCTATTTCAGTTCCCCTCTGGGATGTGACGGTGGTGTATGGAGATAATGCTTTCGTGTCTTACATCAGCAGTCTTGATGGAACGACTACTCTGTACGCCCAGTCCATCGTCGGTGGAAACATAGGAAACAATCCGGATCCAGCAACCAACCCTAACTCGGCAACATACTGGGTTCAACTCGGCACGAGCAACCCTTATGCGAGTGGTGTGGTGCCTCTCTCTGTTCTTCCACCGACTCGCTTCGTGACCTATTCTCCCCAAGACAAGAACCCTACCGTCTCACCTTTTCCTCAATCTCTTGCGAACGACAACTTCAAGGGGTTCTATAACGCTGGAACGACATACACGGTGGGTCAGATTGTGTCTTCTACTCCTCTGAATACGGTCGTAAGTCAGAACACTTTCGATGGTCCGTTCTTTGAAGCCATCGCAACCACAGTGGGCAATGTTCCTACCAACACGGCCTTCTGGCGACCCATCGGAGACCAAAAAGGTCGTCAACAAGACCTTGCGACTGGATACTACTTCGTCTATACTTACCAGCGGTGGATGAACCTCGTGAACCTCACGATCTTTAACCCAGCTGATCTTGGAAGGGATGCGTCTCTGCTCGGTCGCACATCATCGTGTGCGATCTGCGATACCTATTTCGCCTTCTACGATGCGTGGATTCAGAATGGTCTACTGGGAGCGTTCCCTTACGCCACTCTTGCCGACTTCTTGAACGCTACTGCCCAGCCTCCCCAGCTGACCTACGATGGTGGTTCCCAAAAGTTCACGATTGACTTTGATAGCGACGGATACGGTTCTCGTCTCACTTCCTTCACGCCCTCATCCACACAAGGCGGACAATTCACGCCTCCCCAGTTCAAACTCTTTATGAACACGAACTTATACAATTTCTTCGTAAATTTTGACTTCCTCTACTGGAACACTCGGTCTCCCATCTTGGGTCCGTATGTAGGCCGTATTGCTCCCAAAGGGTATGTATACGAAATCCTTGTGCCGAACAAGTATTACAAGGATGTATCTGACTACCGCCTCTCACCTTACAGCGGAACGCCTCCTCTCGGCTTCGTGCCTTCCGGAACTGGAAACCCAGCCGCCAACCCAGTCAGCGTCCTCAACGAGCAGAAGGTCTACTGGACGGTCACGCAAGAGACACCTTCTACGGATACTCTGTGGTCTCCCATCTCTACCATCGTATTCTCGTCAGCTTTGATGCCGGTGAATCCAGAGGAGAACTCTGCGCCAGTCATCGTGGGTCAAGGCAATGTAGGAAACTCACAAGCCACCGCAAAGGCAGCCTTCACACGAGTCATTACGGATCTTTCTCTGGCGATGGAAAGGGGTGCTGCTTCTTGGAAGTCCTTTATCTACTATGTACCGTCTGCCCAGTACCGTATGAGCGACTTCCTTGCCTCTCACCAACCTCTACAAGGAGTAGATGTCCAAGTCTTCTGGAAGAACCGTCTCAATAACCAGCTCTACCCTATCTCAATGACGAACTTATCGTCTGTATCCTTCAAGATGATGTTCAAGAAGAAGGGACTACCGGACAAGGGAGAAACCGAGTTTGATTGAGGAGCATCCGCTAAAACTTTCTGTATATAGAAGTATAAAACAAGATGAGTGCCGACATTGAGAAGTTGGCCGTTTTCGATTCTCGTATCGTCCAGAGCCGCCCAAAGTACGCGGTCCAGAAGGGAGCCCTCAGCTTAACCAATGCTCCGTTCAACGCCATCTCGGCGACGAGCTCCCAGCACACCTACAACATCTATGTGCCTTCTGAGAATGTGTTCGTAGACCGTGCCGTTGAGTGGACATCTACTTGCTACCTCCAGCAGACGGTCACCTTCACGAGCGATGCCCAGACCAAGTATCTAGTTCTCGGAAACGCTGGTCTGCCTCTGTGGGCTCCCTCTGTGGATTGGTCTCTCCCAGCCTTTCCCCTCAACTCGCTCTGCTCTACGCTGACGGCCACGATCAACGACACCACGAGCGTCATCAACTCCCAAGATGTACTCAAGGAGGTTCTCCGTCTAACGGACTACAAGAAGAACCGCGTCCAGCGTACTTGCCCCACGATGCTGGATAAGTACCAGTGCTACGATGATGGCTATGGTGCGACGAACTCACCTATCTCTGGCTATGCGTCCCTCACGGACTACGCCGAGCCCCAGAACGGCCAGTTCCCCCAAGTCTCATTCACGGATGCGCTTGGTAATGCCCTCATTGACGGAAACTACTACACTTCGGCTGGTGCGTCACTCGGCACTGTCCAGCCAGTTGCCCAGACGGCTGGTGTCTACCAAGCCATTAACGGTGTGCCTTGCCTAGCGGTCACGACTGGTCTAACGCCCAACCTTCCTTGCTTGGGTCCTTTCACCTTCTTCTTCAAGTTCACAAGCACGGAGAAGCTCGTCCTCTCACCCTTTACCTTCTCTGATGTCCACGAGTGGGACACTGGTCTGTTCGGCATCAACAACATCCAGCTGATTATGAACTTACAGTCTGCCCCTACTCGTCTAGTCCGTTCCAGCGGTATGCGTTTCGCCACACAAGCAACTGCCCAAGCAGTCGGTGCTTCCCAGAAAGTCATCACTGGTATCACCAGCGTCGTTGTCGCCTACAACACGAATGTCGCTGGTTCCTTCCAGAACTCAGTCGTCAATGTTCAGTTCCTCACGCCAAGCCTAGATGTTCCCCTACCTCCTAAGTCAGTAGTTCCCTACCTCGAGTTTCCTCGATACATCACCAACTACAACGGATCAGCTATTGCTCCTTTTACCGCCCAGCAGATCCAGTCGCAGACCATAGAAGTATGTGGTTGTGCTGCTTAATAAGGCAGTGCTCAGTTCTCTTGGTGAATCAACACCCTAGTGCGGGAAGTCCCTAAAGCTTTGACTACCACCCTCCGCCGAAAGGTAGGAAGGGGAACGGCGGTAATGTCGCCTCTCAATGGTAAAAGCGTCAAAGATATAACAATGGGTAATCCGCAGTCAAGCACCTCTATGCCGTTACGCAAGGCAGTGGTGAAGGCTCAACGACTATATGGGAACGCGGAACTTAACGAGTTTAGCAAACTCGGTTTCGGAAGATATAGTCTAGACCCCGTCCCAAGCGACGAACAAAGTATACCGAAAGGTAGGGTAAACTTCGAACTCTCCCCCAGATTCCAGACCTACTCATCATCTATGTTAAGAACGGTCTAACGGCGACGAACTACGGTGACTCGTATATGCCTATCGCGTCTCGTGCGTTCGGCAACACGGCCAATCCTCTAAGCGTCAACTTCGACAACTTTTCCGGTCTGCTCTCGTCTCAGACGACCGAGCAGCTCTACGCGATGTCTATCAAGAACGGTCTAGATATGGACTACGCGACCTTCATCGGCTCAGCGTATGCCGGTCAAGCCCAAGTGCCGACCGGCATTCCAGTTCTCGGCACGACACTCGTTGTAGGAACTAATACTAATACGGCGACTGGTACTACGGCAGTCACGCTGGGCGGTTCTGTACCGTCATTCGCTGGGGTCGCTGGTCTCGGCAAGGGTCTCGTCCCAACGGTCGGCTCCATTCTCGTCCTCAAGCCCAGCCAAGACATCACACTCCAAACTGGCCAAGCGCCAAGTCTCGTAAAGGGAGGTTTCTCCTACTGCGAGTGTGCCTATTAATAAGTAGGTGCTCATACACGATATGCGTGAAGTTCCCAAAGTCAATCCTACCACCCTACCGACGAAAGTTGGATAGGGGAACAGCGGTAATGTCGCTTCCCAACGGTAACAACGGATTGAATGATAGATGGCGGTCTTGAAACGGATAATACGCAGACGCAACCTAACCTCGCTACGCAAGAGCAAGGTTGCCGTCCCAGAGACTACCAGTGTAGTGCGTGATTGGATTAGCAATCCAAGATGATCGCAGAAGGTATAGTCCAAACCCTCTAAAATATACCGAAAGGTAGGGTAGGAAGGGAACAAATAAAGTTGAGGCAACTTTACCCTTCAATTCAACCTAACTGTCTTCAACAACTCCGGTGTCCAAGTCACGAACCCCCAGCTCTTCGTCATCACGGCCAACTCTGGCTACTTCGAGTCCATTCGTGGTTCCAGCCGTATCATCAAGGGTGTACTGTCCGAGCAAGACATCATTGGTGCTCCTCTTGCCCCTACGGCGACGACGCAAGAGCTACACCGCTATGTCGGCGGCGCTGGTATCTTTTCCAGCATCGGCAGTATGCTAGGCAAGGTCGTCAGCAACCCAGCCGTACGCGAGGCTCTCGGCAATCTTGGCCGAGAGGCTGGTCAGCAGCTACTCCAACAAGGCTCACAGTTCATCAAGGGCAAACTCGGCATTGGCGGTGCGATGAGTGGTGGTGCTCCCGGATACAGCGGTGGTGCGGCTGGAATGAGCGGTGGTGCGGCGAGTGGTGGCCGTCGTCGTGGACTAGACGCTCGTCTCTGCTAAAAAAATGTAAACAAGATAAAACATACTTTCTTTTCCGCATTTCAAGTTCTTTGATGTGTAACCTCAACTGCTTTGCCTCATACTCGGCAAGAATCCGCCTA